CGCACAAGTTCGTCGCTACGGAGCGTTTCCGAGCGCGACAGGATGGCACGCGCGCTTCGACTGCGCGAACTGAAAGGACTGGCAAGATGGATCTGAAGACGAAGATGGAGGAGCGCAAGAAGCTCCTTACCGACATGCAGGCGCTCAACGACCGCAAGGACTTCGGCGGGCTTGAGCGCGAGCAGTGGGACCGCATGGACGCCCGCTACACCGAGCTCGACCGCGAGATCGAGACGGCCCAGCGCGCCGCGCGCATCGACTCCGAAATGCGCAAGCCGGTGCACGAGATCGCGCCGCTCGCCGTGCGCGCCGCCGAGAAGGCGGTTGCCGCGGACTTCTCCGCGTCGGCTGAGTACCGCACGGCGTTCGGCAAGGCGCTCCGCACGGGCGACATGGCCGAGATCCGCGCGCTGAACACGGGCAGCGCCAACGCCCCGATGCCCGTCGATATGCAGCGGCGCATCTGGGAGCTCATGATGAAGGAGACCCCGCTCCGCGGTCTCGCGCGCGTGTTCAACGTGGCGACCGACCAGCAGATCACCGTGGAGACCGCGATTCCCACCGGCTACCTGGTCGACGAGTCGACTTCGGCTGTCGAAGCCTACGCGGCTCCAACCAACACCGTCACCGAGTCCACCGGCACCTTCGGCCGCAAGACCATCGGCGACTTCACCTACGCCGTCCGCTCGAAGGTCACGTACCAGGCGTACAACGACTACATTAACGGCGGCAGCTACCTCGCCAACAAGGTGGCCCAGGCGCTCGCGCAGACCGAAGAGCAGTACCTCATGACCGGCGACGGCTCGGCCAGCGCGACGGGCAACCCCGCGCAGCCGAACGGCGTGGTCACGCAGATCAACGCCGCCGACAACAAGTTCACGTTCACCGGCGGCACGACCGGCCAGGGATGGACGGGCCTCACCGCGGACGCCGTGATTGACACCGCGCATCTCGTCAGCCCGCAGTACCGCCGCGGCGGTTCGCTGCGCTGGATCATGGGCGACACGGCCGCCAAGGAGATCCGCAAGCTCAAGGATGGCTCGAACCGCTACCTCTGGCAGGTGTCGGACAACGTCGCCGAGGGCCTGACCAACGGCATCAACGGCAGCCTGTACGGCATTCCCGTCGTGGTCTCGCAGTTCATGCCGACCGCCACCACCGCCCAGTCGGTCGCGTTCATCGTGGGCGACTTCTCGAACGTCGAGATCTACGACCGCGGCCCGGTCGAGTTCATGCTCGACCAGTACACCGAACTTGCGAAGCTCAACGTGTTCCTCCAGACCTGGAAGCGCAGCGACCTGACCGTCATGGTCGGCGCGTCGGGCTACCGCCCGTTCGCCCACGCTGAGTTCAAGTGAGCGCATCTTTCCCCGTGGGGTTTGCCGCCGAAAGGCGGCCGACCCTTTTCCATGTCGATCCCCCTGAGCACAATCAAGACCGCGCTGAAGATCGACTACAGCGACGATGACGCCGACCTGATCAGGCTCAGGGAGACGGCGACTGTGTTCGTCGAGAAGCGCACGGGCCTCGCGCTGCAGCCGCGAACCGAGGCCCTGTATCTCGCCGCCTGGACGGACAGCCTTATCCCTGTGGCGCCCTACACGGGCATCACGCACGTCCGCTACCAGAACAGCACGAACACCCAGACCACGGTGCCGGCGGGCGACTACTGGATCGACCAGACCGACGGGCCGCTGAACCAGATCAGGTTCCTCGAGCGCCCCGAGATCTACGAAGGCACCGCGATAATCGTGACCTACACGGTCGGATACTCGAACATCCCCGACCCTCTGGTGCACGCGATGATCGCGCTGGTCGGGCACTGGTACAACAATCCCGAGGCGGCGCAGCCCATCGGCCTGCAGACGGTGCCGATGTCGGTCGAGGCCATCCTCGATATGTACTCGATCAGGAGCCAGCTCCGATGATCTCGGGCGGCGTCCTGTCCCACGTGGCGACCCGTCTCGCCGCCAGCGATGCGCAGGACGCGCTAGGTATGCGCACGGACGTATGGACGGAGTCTGGCACCTTCCGGTGCGACCTGCGGAACGACTCGACCACCGAGCAGCAGTACGCCGACGGCGTGGTCGTGGTGCGTTCCTGCGAGGTCCGCGCGCGCTGGCAGGCGGTGCAGAAGGTCGGGCTCACGGAACTTGATCGGCTGTCGCTGCGCGGGCGCACCCTGCGCGTCCAGTCGATCCGCAACCTCGATGAGGCCGACCGTGTCGCGGTCATTCTCTGCGAGGAGATCAACTGATGGCGTCGATTGAATCCGCCATCCGCGCCATGCTGATCCGCTCGACGCTGCTGTCGAGCGCATCGCCCATCGACGTGCCCAACGCGCGCGTGACGCACGGCTACCGCCTGCAGTCGAGCGAGCTGCCCGCGGTGACCTTCGAGGTCGCCACGACCGTGCCGGCGACCATCGGAGTCATCCGCGAGTCGGAACTGACGATCACGTGCATCTGCGAAACGACCGTCGACGCGAGCAGCCTGGTGGACTACATCGAGGCCAGCGTGCTCGCCACGGGCACGTACGACACCGTCGACATTCATTCGCTCGTCGTGAAGTCGAAGACCGTCGCGGCACCGACCGCCGGACTCGGCGACGAGCAGGAACCCGCCACCGCCACCCTCACCGTCACCGTTCACTGGGAGCCCTGATATGGCCGTATACAACACATCCGGGTGCTCGCTTGCCGTCGGCGGCACCGCCCTTGCCAACCTGATCGACGCCACCGTCGAGCTCTCCATCGAGACCATCGACACCACCGAGATCGGCAACCTCGACCGGAAGTTCATCTCGGGCATCCGCACCGGAACCATCTCGGGCAACCTGTACTACGACCAGGGAAACGCGCAGATCGACGCGCTTGAGAAGGCGGTGAAGTCGGGAAGTTCGGTTGCATTCATCTTCACGCTGCACGCCAGCGCCACCTACTCGGCGAACGCCATCGTCACCAGCTGGTCGCCGAGCGCCGCGGTGGCCGATGTGGTCCGCGTTGCGTTCTCCGCGCAGATCACGGGCGAGGTCTCGATTGGCTGACATCCGCGCCATCCTGAGCCTGCAGCCCATCGCGGCCGAGTGGAACGGGTGCCGTTTCCAGATCTCGCGGCCGACGCTCGCGGATCTCGTCGAGGCGGTGGACGTGAACACGAAGAGCCCAGAGAACGCGCGCGCGTGGTGCCTGCACCGGCACTGCCAGGACACGGACGGCAAGCCGCTGTTTGCCGACGTGGCCGACGCCATGGCGGCGCCGGCGGGATTCGCGGCGAAGGTGGTCCCGCAGATCGAGGCGTTGTACAACGAAGGCGTGGACTAGGTCGGGACGCGCGCGCGCTGCTCGCGCGCGTCCTGAAGAACAGGCGGGCAGCACCCTGGGAACGTTCGGTACTGGAGCTGATAATCGAGCTCGACGTGCCGGACTACAAGGCGATCAGGAAGAGATTGGATGACATCTCCAAACATCACAATCCGACCGGATCCCAAAAGCCTGGACGAAATCCGCAAGGCGCTTGACGCCTTCGAGATCAAGACACAGGACGCAATCGCCCGCAAGGCCCTGCGGAACTACTCGAAATCGGTTGCGCGTCTGGCGCGCAGCCTGACGCCAAGCGCGTCCGGCGTATCGGACAAGAGCCTCGCCTACAAAGTCAAGATGAACCCGAGCGGCGTGGCGTGGAGTGCCGTCGGATACAAGACAACCGGGCGGCCGATTCCGAAGCAAGGCAAGGGCGGCCGCGCGCTGCGCAAGGTCTACGACAGCTACGGCAGCGGGTGGCGCAGTCACTTCACGGAACTGGGATTCCATTCGTATCCCGTCGGACGGCCAAGCCCGTACGGCGGGCTCGGGTGGAAGCGAGGGCAGTACCACCGCGGGACGGGGCGCTACCGCATCGGCACATTTGCCACGATCAAGGCCCAGCAGGTGCTTGGTCCGACCCTGCTTCGCCACCTGCAGGCGGCGCTTTATGAAGCCGACCAGAAGGCCAAGGGCGCGAAGGTCAACCGCAAGCAAGTTCGGATCATCCTGGAGGGCGGAGCATGAAGCTTCCCACGCTCAACGTCGACGTGAAGGTGAATACCGCAGGGATGAAGCGGGACATTGCCAACGCGAACAAGGAACTGCAGACCGTCGGCGGAAAG